AACTCCTCGTACTCCGTCTCGCCCCTGTCGTTCTTATAGCTTATCGGCCTCGGCTCGTCGGCGTATGCGAGCCAGAACTTGAACATCATCTCAAAGATCTGCGCGTAGGCCGCGTCCTTCATGACGCGCTTGCTCTCCAGCCTGCCCGCGGCCTGCGCCGCCGAAAACTCCTTGGCAACGCCGCTCGTCGCCGTTGTATCCTTGCGCCCTTGAAAACTGTCCGTAATGCCCAGGAGCTGCCGCGCCTCCTCGTAGACGTTGGCGAGGTAGAGCAACTCATACTCAAGGTCGCCTTTGAAGTCGTAAACGCCTATCATGTTGCGGTCTGCCGCGCTCTCGAGATACCAGCGCTCGCCGTCCTCGGGGTCAGTCCTCATGTTCGCTTTGCTCGGGAGCGTGATGCGCGTTCCCGCCTTAATCATGCGGTCGATAATCTTTTGCTCCAATCGGTTGATGGTGTTTTGTTGGTCCTTGATTACGTCCACGTCGCTGTTGCCGAGGAGCTGCCCGTAAACGCTCACGCTCCGCTGCAGGATGATGGGATAGCAGTCGGGCTTGTAGTAGGGCACGAGCGTCGGCCTCATCACCGGCGCGCCTTTCTCGTCCACTCCGGCCTGCATGCCAGGCACTCTCATACCCGCTCCGGTCGTAAAGGGCACCATCACCTGCTCAAACTCCTGCTCCTCGCTCGTGAAGTCCTCGCAGCCGCACCACGGGCAGGGGCCTCCGCTGTAGCGTTCCGGCTCCGGCTCGTGCGAGCTGTCCACGGGCAGCAGGTCAAGCGCGCTCTCGTCCATCTGCGCGGCGATGATGCCCGCGAGCATCTGCCCCGCTGCGGAGCGCTCCGCCTCCTTCGGCATAGACGCCAAAGACGGCGCGCTCAGAGTGTCGGGCACGTCGCTGTTGATGAGCTGTCCAGGCAGCGGACGCACCCTGCCGCAGCGCTTGCAGACCGGCTGACGCCTCGCCTGATAGTCCTGCAGATCCTCGAGCTCCACGTCGTTGACCCAGCTATAGCGATTGATGCCGCCCTTGTCGTTGCGCTCAAAGCCTATGTACTGCGTCACGGCGTCCGTCGCCGTGTCGGCCTCCGCGGAGCGCACCTGCGGCTCGCTCTCGCTCTCTGCGCTCACGTCCACGCCATACTTGCGCTTGACCGCCTCGCGCGTCGTCGGGAGCTTGATGATAAACCAGTCCATATCTTCGATGCCGGTATATATGCCAGGCTGAGGCGCGAACTGCTTGGGGTGTATCATGCTCACCGTCACCTGACCCACCGTGTCATGCGTTCTGACGCTGTTGTCCCACTCCACGAGGAAGCCCGCTCCGCCCTGTATCGTGACTGTGCGCTCGGCGAGGTCGTTCATCCTCTCAAAGGGCATGCGGTCGAGCTCGTTGCGCAGAAAGCGCTCTATGGTATCCGCGAGGTGCTCGTCCTCCGGCCTGCGCGCCGTGACCTTCGGCTGCGGTACGGCGCTGGACACCTGCGACTCGATGTTTTCAAAAACGATGTTGCGCACGTGCGAGGTCTGCTTCGCGCCGCCGTCGCGCTTGGTATCCCCAGGCACCAGCGGCGTAAGCTCTCTGCTTCCGCGGTAGATGCGCTCGCGCTCGTCCATGCGGCAGACCTCGTCGCTGAAAGCGCTGTCGCTCTCCGCGAGACGCTTCTGCCACTCGCTCAGCTTCTCATTCTTAACGGCCTCGGCCATAGTCAATTCCTCCCGTTATCGCGCCGACTCGCGGCGCGGTCATTTTCTCTCCGGCTCTCCCCAGAGCCTTATCAGCAGATCCCGCTCCTCGGCGGTCGCCCTGTTGTAGTCGTCCCACATATCCTGTGTCCACTCCGCGGCGCGGCTATAAACCTGCATGCTCTGCTGCGGACGTATGTAGTGCGCAATCGCGAGGGCGAGGACGCAGTCGTCGTGCGCTCCCTCCTCAGCCTCCGGCCTGAGCTTCTCATTGCGGACGAAGGTCAGCATCTCCTCCAGCGTCGTGCGGTCGTGCAGCAGACTCTCGTTGCCTCGCACGGCCTGCACCAGTCCGCCTATTATCACCGGCCTTGTCACTGGCGTCGTCTTAAAGCCGAAGGCGGGCGCCAGCGCGCCGGTGTAGTTGTCCTCGCGTTCGCGCACATACTGCCTGCTATAGCCCAGCCTCTCCAGTTCCTTTACGGGATAGCTGCTGAAATTGGCCTCTATGCCGATGAGCGCGTCGTTGTAGTATTTGCCGAGGCAGTACATCTGCCGCGCGTAAACGTCCTCGTCAAAGGCGTGCCGCAGCACGCAGACCTGTTCTGTCGTGATGTTGTCCAGCACCTGACCGACGAATTGGTCGCTGCCCTCTCCGGCTGTGTCGCCGCCGATAACATACGGCCTGCCCTTTTCGGGCTGCTTGTATATCCGGATAATCCCGCTCTTTTGCGGAACGAAGCGTATGTTGCTTATCTTCAGCCCGTCGTAGTCGTACTCGAAGTGCCCCTCGGCTATCGGCTCCGTCAGCTCCGCGAGCCTGCGCGTCACCGCCGCGGCGTCGAAAACCGTCTTGCCGGTCACGCCCCATTGCCCGAGACAGTAGACCGTGTAGTAGTATTCGTCGGTGTACCTGAAGGCCTCGAGCGTCTCGCGCGACTCCGCAGGCAGGAAGCGGTTGTCCTTATAGGTGCTCTCGTGCACCCGCGTCCGTGCCATCGCCTTTTCCCGCTCGGCGGGGTCTGCTATGTCAAAATCGAAAAAGCGCTTTTTGAGCCAATGCGTCACGCTTATGGGGTTGAAGGTCAGAATAATCTGTTTGTAGTACGGCGTCTCCGTCCTGAGCCTTATGTCGAGCTGGTTGAAGTCCGACTCAAGGATCTCGCTGGCCTCCTCTATCCAAATCATCGTTATATCGTAGATGGATTTGAGCTTTTCAACGTCGTCGAGGCCGGCAAAGATAATCTTGCTGCCGTTTGCGAAGCTGATTGCCATGTCGCTTTTATTCACCGACGCTCCGGCGTGCGGGTACAGCTCCGATATCTGCCCCCGAAGCTGCTCGAAGCAGCTCTCACGCAGCGTCCTCGCGACCTTTCGGCAGACGAGTATCCTGTGTCCCGCCTCCGTCGTCGCCCTTGCCAGCACCTTTTCTCCCGCAAATATGCTCTTGCCGCTGCCGCCGCCGCCCTTGAGCACGAGATACCGGTGCCTGTCGAAGATGAGCGGCAGGAAGGTCTCATTGTTCCTCGCCGCGAAATCGCGGTACCATGCCGCCGCCGCGAGATGCCTACTGCTTATCTCCACCGGCGAACTCCCGCGCTATCTCCTCCAGCAGCTCGCGCGCCTCGTCGGGCGAGAGCTGCGGCGTCGCCACCGCCCCGCTCAGCTCGGCCTTGATGTTCATTTTCGTGAGCTGCTCCAGCTCCGCAATCTGCTTGATGGCCTTGACGGCGCCGTTGGAATCAAACATCCATGTCCCGTCCGGCACCCATTCGCGGGAATCGCTGTCCCAGACGAGATGCGGCGTCTCCTTCATACAGCGGTCTTTTATCTCCAAAAGCTCGCAAATCAGTTTCTCTCTGCTCACTCCGGAGTCAAGATATGCCAAACGCGCGCGGGCGCGCCTGAGCGCGGCGATGTCGTCATTTTTCATCAGCCGTGAGCCCTGCGAGCGTGCGCTTCGCTCGCTGTATCCCGCCTCCGCCGCTGCCTGTGTCAGCGTCAAGCCTCGCTCCAGTGCGGCGACAAACCTGAGCTGCCGCCCGCCGAGCCGCTTTTCAAGCCCCTCAATCTCGGCAATCAGCTCCTGCCGCTCGCTTTTGTCCGCCATGCCGGCGCCTCCTCTCCCAGTTTTCGCACTTATGTTAACAACGCGAGGGCGTGAGAATCCGTCAACTTTTCGGCACGAAAAAAAGCGCTTCCCCATCTCGGGAAGCGCTTACCATAGCTCATAGAATCGCCGCCTTATTCTGTCAAGCGTCGATTCTGAGATGTGATGCTTTTGACAGATGTAGATCCAATCCGCGTCTGTCAAAAGAAACTCACGCAAAGCGGCGGCGTACTCCCCCGCCGCTAAATCGCAGAGCCTGTCAATTTTCTGCTGCACCCGTTTTTCGCGCCGCGAATAAGTGCGGCAGCAGTAGTAGATATAGCCCTGCTCCTCTGTTGACTTTTCCACGCTCTTCAGGCGTTTAAAGTATCTCAAAAACTATCACCCGCTCCGCTCTCCGATTTCCTCCCTCTATTCTCTCGGCGGCCGCCAGTACCTCACCCGCTGCGGCCTGCCGGCGTGTCCCTCGTACCGATGGATGAGCACGCAGCCGCGCGGCACCTGCAGCTCGGCCATGGGATTGCGCGACCTGCGCGGCGGGCTGACCCACGGCCTGCGCAGATTGCGCGAAGGGCTGTAGCGCTTTTCGTCGGGAAAGTAGCGCACTTGATTTATCATGTACTCTACCAGCTCCGTCAGATCGCCGTGGTGCGCGGCGTAGAGCGTCGAGAGCCGCGCGCCTCCGGCATACCACTTTGAGCGGCAGATCTCCGCGGCCTCGCGGTTGACAATCATGTGATGATGCACGCGCACGGCCTCGCCCGTCCGCCCGTCCATGTCGCTGGTGACGGCGAGGTATTTGAGCTCCACGCCTGCCGCGGCGCAGGCTCGACGGCAGCGCTTCAGATAATTTTTTAAGCACCACTTCTTCGCGGCAAGGTACAGCTCGTCCCTCTCATCCGTGCCCGCGTGCATGACAAGCTCCTCCAGCGCCGCGTCGGAGTAGTCGAGGCCGAGATAGCAGTCGCGTCCGGCGGCAAAGTTCTCGTTGGCGATCAGCGCCATGTCATGTCTTGCCTCAGTCGCGCCCTTTTCCGCACGGCGCTCGTCTCGCTCAAAGCTCTTGGTGCCGGCTCTCGGCGCCGCGTCCCCGTTCGCCGGAAACTTCGTTTTGACACAGACACCGTTGCTGCATCGATATTCCCTTATGTACCACTCGTCTGTCATATCTTCCCCCCGTGGGCGTAAATCCCGCCCTTACCGAGCCAGAGAATGAACGCGCGCACGCGCGTTTTATATATGTATGTCGCCTGTCCAACGCGCGTCAACGCGTTGGAAGCGCGATAGCCTATCCGGTTTAAAAGGTTCAGACCGTGCCGCCGAGCTCCGGCCGCCCCGTCTCAGCCGTTTAAAAAATTTTTACTTTTTTTCAAAAAAACGCTTGACAATTTGTTCTTGGTATGGTATATTAAAAACATCAAAGGAATTTAACTCTAATTCATAGGAGGAGCTATCATGAGCAGATATGACTATAAAGAATTACGTGCCGCCGCGATTGCGGCAGAGGCGACGCAGGACGACGTGAACGCGCTCGGCGAGTGGTTCAGCGAATACGGCGCAGACGATTGGAACGGCGAATACTACGACGCGGACGGGCTGAGGCTCTTCCCGCAGTACAGCGCGCCGGACGAGTACGGCGATTGTGAAATTCTCGGTTACGAGTTCAGATGACAACAGGAGGTCGACCATGCCAAGAAAAGGAGCAAACGTGAGCCCTGAGGCCAAGGCTCGCAACGCTGCCGCGACCGCGCGGTGGCACACGGAAAACACCGAAGTCATCAAGTTCTCAATCCGCGTCAAGAAGGGCTGCTCCGGCGCCTATCGAGAGCTCGCCCAGAAGCGCGGCCAGTCGCTGGCCTCAATCATCAAGACCTATCTCGACGGCGAATGCCGCAGCGAGGGCATCGACGTCTGAACCCACCGCAGCGCGGAGCTTAGTGCTCCGCGCTTTTCTCTTTCTGGTCGCGCCCCGTGTGATGCGGGCAGTCCTCGGCTGCGGGCAGGATGTACCCGTCGCCGACCTTCTCGCCGCGCCCGTGGCCGGTGATATAGCAGTAGTGGCAGGCGCGCACCCGCTTATCATGCGCGAAGGGCAGGTAGTAGCCGCAGCCCTTGCAGTGCTCCCCCGCCTTGATGGCGGCCTCCCTCAGCCGCCTGTGCTCGGCGGCTATGAGCTTTTCGTCCAGCCTGCTGCCGCGCGGGCCTGTCCGAGTTTTCGGAGGCAGCATTATCTCGGCGGGACTCAGCCCCGCCTTTATCCTCGCGCGAATCGTCTGCTCCGAGGCTCCCGCGAGCTGTGCGGCCTCCTTCGGCGTGTAGTCCCTGCCCTCGAAGCGGATGACTATCCCGCGCGGCGAGCCCCGCTGAAAGAGCGCCTCGCCGCGCACGCCCTTACGGACGCGGCGATATACTGACTTGATGCTCAGACCGCTCACCTCGGCTATCTCCTGCATCGTATATTCGCGCCCGTTCACGCGCACCGTCTTTGGCGGCTTACTCATGCTCGCAGCTCCCTTTCCATGGCCGCAATCGCGGCGTCGAGCCCTGCCGCCGTCGTCCGCGTGTCGCGCCTTACAACGTCCGCGTCGAGCACGACGGCGATGACATAGCCGCGCCGCTTGACCCAGATCCAGCGGCCGCCGTAATACTCAAACGTATATATGTACTTCCCGCGGCGCCGCTCATTCGCTTCGGCAACCAGCCCCGCGAGGCGGGCTATCTTCTCGCCCGCTCCGGTGTCTGTCTCAAACATGGCTTCCGCCTCCAATCCTCATCTGCGCCGGCCTTATCTCCTCAACCGACACGACGCGCACGCCGCCGAGCTTTTCCAGCTCCATGGCAATCTGCTCCTTCGCCCCGAGCGCGTCGCCGAGAGGGCAGTCAAGCTCAATCGTCACTTTCAGCATGCTCAACCTCGCCCTCCCCGTGCTTCACGCGGTCGCCAAGCTCCGCGCGCTTGGCGTCGTTCCAGCGCTCCGTCGTGCCGACGAGGTAGCCGGTTATCCGGCGTATCCGCTCAAAGGGCAGGCTCGCGGTTTCGTACCATATGTTGACCCAGTCGCCGTCGGCTTCTATCTTTATCCGCTTCAGCTCCTTCGGCCGCACCTTCTCGCGGATCTGCCCTATGTACTTCTCTGCCTCTGTTTCGCTCATGCCGATTATCTCTTTTGTCATGCCGATTCCTCCTTAACCGTTGTGCCCGCCGCTCTGCACCGGCGTAGAAACTCGGTAAAGCTCATGATGTCGTCCCAGCCTCGGCTGAGATAAAATACAAAAAGTTCTGCTTCACTCGCCTCAACGATTTTTCCTTTTTCGACCTTCAATTACTCGTTCTCCTTTAACAATTCAGGGTCATCATAAATATTACCTATAATTTTAACTGGTCTTAATCCGCCTGATGATAGACGGTCAGAAATGTATGTGAATCTACCGTCTCTCCACTCAATAACATGAGGTTTGTTTGAAAGTGATGTTGGAAAACTATTAACAACTATATCGCCCTCGAAAATCCGCTTGTTATTTACATCTTTTATGCCGGTGTATTGTCCTACAGTATCGGGCTGTACATGCTCATATTCAAAATCTACTGAACAATCATCTTCCATATCGCAGTCGGTTATGATTATCGGCTTGCCGCCGTAAACTGATGAATATGCTCCGAAAAGCCATTCGTTATTAAAAACGTTTTTACCTCTAAAATATACCTCTATCATCACTCGCCCTCCTCTGCCTCAATGATAGTGGGGACATACCCTCGGATGGCTCTAATCACATCATTCCAGCCAGCGAGTCTCCCTTTGTCAAACTCGTCACACACAGTATGATGATGGGCCTCAAATTCGTGGCGAGCAATCAGCGCATCCACATCAATCAGCCTCCCATGTGGCGGGACGGGGACGAGAGGGCAACCGTCTGCGATTTTGTCTCGATAGTTATCTTGTTCCCAATACTCCATCGAGCAAAACGGACAGGTAGCGTTATCCATCTGTTTCGCACCGCCGACCTCACAATCCCAACAGCTTTTCGGCATCTCCATGCCCTTGATATACACACCCATGCTCATTCCTCCTTCGATAAGAACGCTTTCAGCTTTTCAAACTCAGTCTCATCTTCCGAATTGCCATAGCTCGTATTCCAATAATCTTCCAGTGCAATAAGATGGGCAACCTGCTTTGGCGACAGCAGTTCAAGATGGTCTTTAACAATCCTCACACGCCTGTGTCTGTCAGGATGTGCGCTCCCTGAAAAAATACACTGACAGCATTGAATTTCATACTCACATATTGGACAATATTCGTGGTGTATATGGCTTTTATTCATGCTCATTCCTCCTTCGGCGGCTCCGGCAGCGGCATCCAATGGGTGACCGCATAATCGCCTGAAAAACGGCGATTCCACCATTCGTCCTTATCAAACCAGAGCAAGTCGTAAAACGGCGTATTCGTTACATAGTCAAAACGCATTACAAGAGCGCGTGTGCTGCTCTCCGGCATCCTCTCCTCCACGCTTATCCACCTGTCACGCTTTAGGGCGAAGATGGCAAGCATAGCCGTTTCCTGTATTGCCTCGAATGCCTGTTTGGTTATCTTCCCGATTTTCTGTTCATCAAGGACAAGCTCACACGTTGCGATTGCTTCCAATCTCTTAATGATTTCATCGTTTGTCATGCGTCTGCCTCCTTCGGCGGCTCCGGCAGCGGCATCCAATGGGTGATTGGAAACTTCCTGGCCGTGTTCACGGCTTCTCCTGTTGGATAACACCAATTCCCGCCGTCAAAATACAGCACACGCATAGTTCCCAAGCAACTTAACGTCAGGACGGAATCGCCTTCACCGAAAGCGTGTTCCGGAAACCGCTCCGCAACGGAAATCCAGCGGGGCTTGCTCAGTTCCTCTATGGCATCGGCGGCTTTTAAAATTAAACCGTTCATGCAACAGGTTTCTTTATAACCACCCCGATACGGACATCCAACGCAGTCTTCTGCCATATCTAATGCGCATTTTCTCAATCGCTTTACCAGTTCGTCATACATCGTTAGCCCTCCTGTTCCACGCTTCTGCGGCCTTTTCCTTTACATCTTCGACCAATCTATCCTGTTTTGTACCGTAACCGCCACCACTTGCCCCGCATGATGGGCATTTTATTTTGATGGTGTAACTATGTACAGCGCCAAAATCATCTTCATACTCGCAATGGCTCTCTTCGATTGCCAATCTTCTAAAACCGCAAAACGGGCAAGGTTTAAGTTCCATCAGCTTCTCTCCCTCATATCCGCCCCGCAGTTGGGGCAGAAGTTGTATGTCGGCTCATCATCCTCAAAGATGCAACCGCACACGTTGCACTGCCATTCGTAATACACGGGATTGCCGTCAGCATATCCGTCGTACTCCGTCCCTAAGAATCGTCCGTGCCGCACAGGCCGCACATCGGCGGCGGAAATACTCTGAATAGTTTGGCTCGCCCAATTTAGGGCGAACGCCATATCATCATTGGAGCAATTATCGCGAAGTCGCCCCAAAATGGTAATCGCCGCCTCGCATTCGATGTATTTTTTATCAGCCATTTTTGCTCTCCTTATCCATAACAAAAGAATGTCGTCGAATAGCTTGTATATCCATATTCATATACACCTGCGCCCTGCCGGAAGTTTGCCTGATACAGCACGTTATCGGGACAGTCAACTTCGCCGTTCAGCGCCCGCTCGGCCAGATCGCAGCAGTATTCCCACCTGTCGCTCTCCCGCGCCCTGCGCCCGTAGTAGCTGCCCGCGTCGGCGTAGCTCGCGTGGTACTGCCCTGCCTGAGTGACTACGCCGTAGACCGTGTCGGGGTACAGCGGCGACTCCACGCGGTTGACTATCACCGCCCCGACCAGCTCCATGTGCCGTTCGGTACAGCCATAGCCCGCCTCGTTGTATATGACCCTCGCGATTATGTCGCGGTCTTCCTCAGTCCACCACCGCGCGGGGACGGCGTACTGCTCCTCCCACCAAATGCGCGATGCCTCAACTATGATG